TTACATCAACGTCAGTGTCTCTAAAATTAATCTTAGCATTTTTGTTGAACACCGACTTGGTGCCTACAAAAAATCTTTTGGTGCCTGGGTACATACCACAAAAAATAGCAGGGGCACCGTCCCACTTAGTGGTAATTTTAAATGTATTTCTTTGTTTGCCACTGAATGTCTGGGCAAGTTCATCCAAGAACATAAAAGCATCCTTAGCACCCCGACTGCCGTCAAGCAAGATGCTATCTTCAAGGTGTTCTAGGTGAGTGTTCTTAGACATCAGTACAGTTTTCCAAAAGGTCCAAAGCGGTCACCCTTCTTCTGGGCGAGGAACGTCATGTCAGTCATGAACTGGTTACGTTTCTTTTCTTTCATGCCCATGAGCATGTCAAGGAAGTACAGTTGCATCATCTTTGACGTAGCAACATGAGTTTCGGTAGCAAGGACGACCTGGAAATTGTTGACTGCATCATCTTCATCGACAACAGTGTCAACCCCCTTCTGCCTCAGTGACTTGATTATCTTAGCATACTCATCCTGTACCTTGGTGAAGTCCGTGAGACTCTTTGGATACTGTCCATGCTTGTTATCGAAGCGGACACCATAGTCAATCATTAATTTTTGTACCATATCAACGGGTGCCTTACCTAGGCGAGCAGCACCTGCTCCCTCTTGTGTAGGTTCCCACTTCAGATTAGAGAATCCAGAACTATCATTGCCTTTGATCTGAAAATTGTATACAGACTTAGGTGCTTTAACAAAAACTCTGGTGTCTTGTGTACCGAATGAGGTGACACCTTTTTTATTTTTACCTAGAGATAGATCAATTTTAATTTTATCTATCTCAAAATACATCTCTTTATACGAAGCAAAGTCTGCCTCACTGAGATTGACTCTCTCATATCTTGCTTCGTTACCAGAAATTTTCTTGAGTGATACACCAACCACAATGTTATCTCTAAACAAAGTTCTTAGAATAGCATTTAATTCTTGAAGGGTTTGACTGCCACCACCATCAACTAGTTCTTGAATTTGTCTAATAGTTTGATTGGAATCCTTGATCAACCATATGTCAGCAGGGTTCCAATTGTCTTTCTGGGAGATTTGATACTTAGTTCTAATAAGATCAGTGATCCATTTCATGAATCCACCGTCACGATTGAACTCAGTGAACCTAGGATTAGCATACTCAACCAGCATAGTCTTCTGCTGCTTGTAGTAATCATCCAACCATGAGTCATCAAACTCTAATTGTGATCTCTTCCATATCTTTTGTAGAGCCATGTACGCCACACGATCCTTTCTGATATCTTCTGAAGAATTATATCTTTTGTTCTCTCTAAGAACTCGCTTCAAGATATAAGCAGACCCTCTTTCTTGAGCAGCAGTAGTCTTAGCATCTGGTTGTCCACCAGCACCAGTCTTTCCTGTAATTTCAAAGACCACTTTTTTGTTATCAACATCAATTTGATACTTATCTTTGCCAGATACACCACCAGGGTTCTTAGAAATGACATCATCTAGCATAGATTTATTCAGATAGATTTTGTAAGTGCCTTGTCTGTTAGTAGGCCACTTAAATCCACTGTCATCTTTCTCTGGTCTCAACCAACCAGATGTAGCAACCTCTTCTAAAATAGTTTTCAATGCTGCCTTAGCAGGATTGGGCACTGGAGATACTATCTGAGATATATTAGCAGGTTGTTTTGCCATAAAAAAATCCTCCCCTAGTATTTAGAGGAGGTTACAACGGAAAGGGTGGGATTCGAACCCACGGAGGCTTTCACCTCGCTAGTTTTCAAGACTAGAGCCTTCAACCACTCGACCACCTTTCCTTAAGTATTCTTTTTCTTGTTCGTATGGATGCTTTTGTTGAGTCCAGATCTCATATCCTTCTACAAGATCTGGAATCAACCACTGGTCCACCCGATAGCAATACTTCCAGTTGACAGGTTGAATACAATTCATCACGACAACTTGGAAGAATGCTACTAGGTGAATCCAGAAACTATACACCGTATTTAGTCCATAGTTTTCGGATGTTCTGAGTGATTGGCATACCACTAGAGTAAGTCTCTAGCAGTTCTTCTGTCTCTTCATCAACGATGATCAGAACAGGAGTAGCAGTCACACCATACTTCTTGGCGAGAGCAATGTTCTCTTCTGGGATTGGTTCATCGCTGAAGTCCTCTAGTTGAACTTCTTCGATGAGTTTGGTACGCTCGTCTTTAAGAGCATTAAAGTATCTCTTAACGAGACCACAAGGACCACAAGAGTCCTTAGTAAACAGAATAAACTTAGCGGTCACAGGTCACCCTCCTGACGGTTCTCGGAATAGTAGATGTCGAATTGTCCACCTGGATACCTACTCTCAAGTTTCGTGACATTACGTTCGATAACCTCTTCGAAGGATACACCCAGTGCTTGGGTTGCCTGTGCTACGTACCAGAGAAGATCACCCAGCTCAATAATAAGATGTTCTCGATTGGCATCATTCCAAGGTTTACCTTGGAACACCATCTTCTTGATGATCTCAAGAAACTCACCACCTTCAGCATTAATCCCAACGCCAGCAGTAAGAAGACGCTCGATATTGGCACCCTTTCCATCAAGTTCAACAAGACGGTCAGAAAGATATACAAAATCTTTTGAAGCATCACTCGTTACAGCATCAACGAACTTTTCATAACGAGAAAAATTAATAGTCATATTACGAATTTAGAGAATTTATCAAGGCGGTTTTGTTTGGAAGAAACATCTTCAAAGGTTTCAAACGTGTCTTCATCTTCTGTATCGAGGATGTCAACGCCGTCTGAATCCTCAACATTATAGAGCTTCATCTTCGCTCTGTCAATACCCACTGTGAAACGTCGGTAGAATGTAAGATCGTTGTATCGATTCTTAAGTTGCTTAACCATAATTCTGCCAGACTGTTCAAGCTCTTCGGTACTAATGAGAGCAAACATAAAGTCTGCTGTGGCAGGAAGACCAAAGGATTCAGAAGTGTCGGTGAGATCAACGTCACTATTACCAAAACCACTCCTAGTAGTTTGAGTTGCTGATACGACTGGTACGTCGTTCTCAACAGCCAGACCCCTGAGTTCTTCTGCAATTGCTTTAACGTAAGTGTAAGAGTTGACAATGTGACCCTTGTACCTTGACGAGGCACAGATATTTAGATAGTCAATGAAGACAATATCTGGTTTGAAATACTTCTTCAAAGACAGTTCATTCAACAGTCCCTTGAAGTGTCCAGCATGAGCAGAAGCAGTAGGATACTCTTTGATGATCAAACGACCCTGTGTCTTCCTACCAATCTCAGCAACCCTAGAGGTAAAGATCTGCTCAGGGATAGAACCAATGTCTTTAATGTTAACGTTCAGAAGGTTAGCGTCAATACGTTCAGCAATCTTCTCCTCAGACATCTCCATAGTGATGTAGAGAACGTTCTTACCTTGGGACAAACATGCTGCTGCCATGTGACACATGAACAGAGACTTACCAACACCAGTACCAGCAAGGGCAACGTTTAGTGTCTTGTTAGATAGTCCACCCTTGGTAACAGTATTGAACTTATCAATGTCAAATGGAGTCTTATGTTCCTCCATATGATAGAACTCATAACGTTCTTGTACGTTCTCAACGTAGTCGTGACCTACATGTTCGTCGAACGATACTGCCAAGGCTTCTTGTAGGATCGAGGGGATCGCATCCTTTGATACTTTTGATTCACCTCCATCCGCAATCTTGATGGATTCGAGTAGAGCGAGATAGATTGCTCTGTCCTTACACCACTTCTCCGTGGTGTCAAGTAACCACTGGTGTTCAACTGGCGTTTCCTCAAACGACTTGAGAGTTTGTACCGCCAGGTTGTACGCTTCTTCGGTAATGTCCTTACGATCCTGGAGGTTGATGATAAGAACCTCCGAAGTCGGGACAGTATCATAGTTACTAGCGAAGTTCCAAACTTCTTCATAGATGATACGTTCATGATGATCTTCAAAATATTCAGGTTTTACAAAAGGTACTACCTTACGATAGTACGCTTCATTGAACAGAAGATTTCGGAGGATCGATAGTTCAATTTTCTCACTCATCTTCTGTGCCATACAAAAATTCTTTACGTGCTTGTTCGTCTAGTTGTTCGAGGACTTCGGGAGTGAAATAAAGTTCTGGTTCTTTGAGGATTGCTTTGGCGTAGATTTTCTTTCCATCAATCTCATAACGTCCAGCAACATTTTTCCACAACCCTGCTCGCTCGCCCATCTCAAGTAGTCCATAGTGTCGTTGTAGTCCTCTCTGGTCAAAGAATAGTCGTGTTTCTACTTTAGAACCCTCACGGGTCAGACGGGACTTCTTCGCCTCACATTTAATAATGTTTCCGACCAGATCGGTTCCTTCCTTTTCTTTTTTCTTAGAAAGGAAAACGATGGTAGAAGCGGAATACTTAAGACCAACTCCTCCTCCCATTTCTTTAGTCGGGACGTAAGATCCGATAACATCATAAGTGTGATTGGTGACTAGCATTGGAATGTTAGCCTTGCCGAGCTTCAAAGTCAAGACTCGGAAGGCACCTTTAATAAGCTGTGATTTCGTCATGTCACGAACCTGCTTATCATTAGTGATGTCCTCCATCTCCTTAGAAGACGAAAGCATCCCAAGAGAGTCTAACACGAACATCAGTGGTTGACGCTCGTCTTTAGGTTGTTCTAAGTATTTGTCTACGATCCTGATCGCCTGGGTCCTGAACTCCTCAATGGTATCCACAGGCATGATGATCATACGATCCGAGTCGATGCCACGACTCTCGATCATGTCTTTAGAAATGGCAGACTCAGTTTCAAAATAAATGACTCCAGCATCAGGATTAGAATCAAGGAAAGAACGAACCACACTGAGGCAAAAGAAAGTCTTGCCCGTGCCCGATTCTCCTGCCAAGGCAGTAATCTTGTTGGAAGGAAAACCTCCGTAAATCGAACCACTAACCAGGGCATTAACCATGTAGCTGCCAGTGTCAATGAAAGATTCAATATCGCCAGCAGCAATCCCGTCGCTAACAAATGAAGCGTACTCATTCTTGCTGTCTTTAATAACAGTATCTAGGAAACCCATAATTAGAAAAATGATAAGAGTGAAACAGACCGCTCGTAGTCCCAACCAATACATTCTAGCACGTTCTTGAGCGGTTCAAAGAACGACTTCTCAAACTGTTTGTTGAAGTCTACATACTTCTCAACGTTGAACTCAGGTGGGAGATTTTGGAAGAACGAGATTACGTTTTCTTGGATGGGGTTGGGAGTCTTGAGGTAGAGAAACTTGATCTTCTCTCCTTCTTGGATAAGAGGGTACTTGTGAGTAAGTTTATTACGGCTAACATGGTGATTGTACAGTAATGCACCTCGGACATGAATAGGTGTACCCTTTGAATAGATGTCCGCCACAGACTTGTATTTCTTGAGACCATTTACACCTCGGGGAAAAGCAATGTTTACACAATCTTCTTTCTTTGTGTCTTCCTTGACCCTATCAATATAGTCAATTAACACATCATTATCTTCGTTAATAATAATCTCATATGCTTTGAGTAGTTTATCTCGGAAGTATGCTGGAGTAGATGACCTAGCGGTCTCCATACCACAAATCTTCATCTTAGGTTCAGCATAGCGGACACCTTCGCTGTCCCATACGTTGAGAATGTATCGCTTCTTGGCAGTCCAGATAGCACGGTCAGCGATGTTCTCACGCTTCATCTTCATTTTTTGTTCATATGCCGAAACGTAGTTCGCAAGTTCCTGATAACTGGACTCGATGAATGGTTCCAACTTTTCTTGACAGATCTTGTCAAGTATCCCCACAATTGCTGTTTTGTTGCCAGACTTAGCACTAAAAAATTTATCAACAAGAGGTCCAAGATTAAGATAGATTGAGTCGGTATCGCTAGCGATGACATAATCGACATCCTCCGTTTGTAACAGTTTATTTAGATATCCGTTCATCTTGTTCTCAATCCAACGGATCGAAAGCTGACCAGACATAGTGATTGCCTCAGCGATCTCTAGTCGATAGTAACGGAAGTGTTCATTACCAATGGCACCATAAGCAGAGTTCAGTTGGATCTTACGTGCCATCTGAATGTTGTTACAGCGAGCGATCTCTTTCTTAAGATCGGTGCTGGGTTTCTTCTCATACTCCTGCTTTGCCTTAAGCATACGCTTCTTATAAATGGTACGTTCCTGATAGATCTTGTCCATCAGTTCAGGCAAGAAACCACGCTTCGTGGTGTCATAGTATGTACCATTAGCACACAAAGTCTTACCCTCCATGTAGGAGATATCAATCTCATTATTCAGGAGTCGATCGACCGTCGCCGTTGGGTGACGATGGTCAAGTAACGTCTCTGGCGAGAGGTTGTACTGCATAATGAGGTGAGGGTAGAGCGAGTTGAGGTCAAAACTGACCACCCAGTCATAAATCCCTGGAATAGGTTCTTTGACATACGCCCCAGCGTACTTGTTATCTTTCCTGCTTTCATGTTTAGGAGGGATTACTAGATTACGTTTAGACAGATAAACATAGATGATGTTGTCCCACATACGTACCTGTGAGTACACATCTTCAAAGTTAACCTTAGCATCGTATGCCATGGTGATAGCAAGTTCAATCAACTTCATCTTGTCATCCAGCTGGTCAACCAGACGAACGTCAACGATGTTGTAATCAACAAACTTCTTCCAGTCCTTGGTATAGAACTCCTTGAAGGTATCGAACTCACTGTGATCAAGTTTCTTGGCACCAAGTTCTACCGAACAAATGTGATCCAGACGGTAGGACTCTTGGTTGGTGTAAGTAAACTTCTTATACAGTTCCAGATAATCAAGGCAAGAAATGCCACTGATGTCATAAGCAATCTGCTTACGACCTTTAATGTAGATCTCACGGTAGAGAATACTCTTCCAAGGTGAGATCATCTTGGATTCTTTCTCTCCAATCACACGCTCGATACGTTTGATGATGTACGGGATATCGAACAGTTGTACGTTCCAACCCGTGATCACATCAGGGAAGTTAGAGATCCAGAAGTGGAGAAATGCCTTCAGCAGACCCACCTCAGTCTTGAACTCAAGGTAGTCCACGTCAGGGTCTGTCGCCTGATACGGGCGAGAACCAAACACAGTGATACGACCAGTGTGAGAGTCCTTCAAGGAGATCAGAAGAATCTCCTGGTCGGCAGTCTCGATGTCAGGAAAACCATTCTCAGCACCAGTCTCGATGTCAAGGGTAAAGATACGAATCTGATTCATATCAAACTTCATCTCATCCCAAGGATACTCCTCAAGGATGTACTGGTTGTTGTATCGTGTCTGACCATACACAGGAAAGTCTTCCATCTCCTTGTGAGTGTCAACAAACTGACGTGCATCTTTGATCGTGCCCTGCTTAACAGGGCGAACACGTTTGCCATCGAGTGTCTTCCACTCGGAAGGTTTCTCGGTAGGCAAGAACAGTGTCGGGTTGAACTTCACCCGATCACTGAACTGCCGACCATGATCATAACCACGAACCAGGATAGTGTTCCCAGACTGTTGAACACTGGTGTAAAACTTCATTCCGTCTCTTTGTCTTTCAGGTCATAGTAAAGTGCCGAGTACATGGCGCTAGGATCACAGATCACAGTAATGTCGGATGATCTAACAACCAGTTCTCGGTCGTCGCTGAACTCGGGAAAGGGCACTGCTCCATCCCGAGATACCTCACAAGGGTATTTTAGCACACAGTCAGGGTCACCGAACTCGACGCCACCCAGTTCCTCAATCTCTGCTACGAGCCAATGCCCGTCTAACTTGAGGAGTTTAATCATACTACCTCAGGGACAATGGCAGGTTCTTCAACCTGTTGGAAAGGTTCGGCAATAGGATGTTCATCAGTGTTAGCACCAACGCCAGCAGTGTTAGGAATATCACCACCCACTGCCTCTTGAATAGCTTCTCGCTGTGCTGCCGAGTTCTTATCTTCCTGCTGATCTACTTTATTTCGATAAGCTTGTGCCAAACCAGGATCAGGAGTTCCAATAGTTAGAATACCATCATAAGGAATACGATACTGATTATCCAAAGAATATGGACACCACTTACTAAATTTAACTTGAAGATCTCGGGATGGATCATCTGTGTTAGGAACACTAATTAATTCAAGTTCATAAGGGAAATTCATAACAAGACAAACACCCTTACGATCTTCACCCTCTCCTTCGAATACTTCTTGTAAGATAGTAATCAATTTATCACCACTCTTAAGAACTACAATAGATGGTTGAAGTTCAGCAGGTTGATTGTTTTCTTCAGTCATTGTTTTTGTTTCTCCGTTTTTTCTCAAGTTTATATGCTTCAAATTCCGCTTCATTTAATAGTGGATGAAGCGGTTGTACTAGACCAATGTATGTATCATACACATGCCAAGTAGGTTCTGCTACAGCAACGATATTTTCAAATGCAATTCTGAATTCTCTAGTAGAAGAAAAAGGACTCCAAGCAAAGAAATTCATTGAAGGTTTTTCGGGGTCATCTGTAGCGATGACCTTCATTGCCATAGGCATAGTGGCAACAAAGCACAAAGGATTGCCTTCGGTATCTTTCAATTCTTCTAGACCAGCAATTATTTGCTCTCCAGTAGTTAGATGTAGTATGTTAATAGACATAATTAATCTGTGCTCACGTTATTATAGCAAAAAAACACAGGACCCACAAGGGGTCCTGTGCCAATATTTATTCTGTCAGCAGTTGCTTCTCTGGCGGTTTTCCACCAATTTCATACACCGTTCTCCTCTGGTGTTCTGGGATAATTTTTTCCAGCGAAACACACAATAAACCGTCCGCAAAAACTACATCAGTCACTCTAACATCATCTCCTAGTTGCCACGTTCTAGTGAACGATCTCTTCGATACTCCTTTGTGTACATACTCGACTTTAGGATCCGTCTTTGCATGTGTCGTGGCAATTCTGAGAATGTTTGATTCAGTAGATACTTCAATCTCCTCTGGTTTAAATCCTGCCAGAGCAATTTGAATTTCGTAATTACTGGTGTCATGTTTGATTAGGTTATACGGAGGATAGTTCTTATCATGATGTGTCATAGATTCCAATCTATGGAACATATCATCCAAACCTACAAAATGAGGGGAGTAGAGATCCCACTGGTAAGTGTTAGTCATTATAGTTCTCCTTAGTTAAGCGAGAGTTAGTTGTATGGACCCGTTCGGCATCCACTACTAATTATAATGGCACATAAAAAAAGTGGGGTGTTGTATACCCCACTGATATGTTCGGTTTATACTTCAGTCTTCTTACGACCGATATTGTATTTACTTTCAAGCGTCCATTCATCCTTCTCTTTGAAGGCAAGGACTTTAATTTGATTAAGTGGAGCAACGTCAGAAATTTTATCGCCCTCCACTAATGAAACAAGACCCCAATCAGAAAGAAGTTGGATGATCCTGTTCCGTCTTTGAACATCATTCAATGAAAGATTTGTGCTCTTTCCATCAAGAGCAAACAATTCTTTAAAGTGAACAATGTAATACTTTCCTTGCTTATGAAGGATATGACACGACTGATATAGCTTCCTTTCTTTTCTGGATGCTACACCAATACGTGTAAGAGTTTCTCGAACCTTGAGGAAGTCGTCAGGTTGTCCCAAGGTAACCTCCACCATATCGGTAGGTTGCCAAGTTACTTCAATTTCTGTGCTCATTTCATGCCACCTTTATTCAATGTCTTTCTTATAGAATCAAGTTCCTCTTTAGTGAGAATGTTTAAAGCTTCTAATGCTTTATTATGACTGTAACCATAATATTGCTTTACAAGTTCTAACTCTTCAAGAGTTTCCTTGCGTAACCAGGGAGTGAAACGTTTCCTCGGTTTCAAACTATTTATAAAAAAGTCATACTGTAGTCTTTTATCGAGATGACAGTTCTTGTTCATCTCGTTAGCATACAGAATGGTATCAGTAAATGATGACAAGCACTTATTAATAATAAAAGGTGGATACTTTCTCTCCACCTCAGGGTCATCCTTAAGAATATTCTTCTTAGATTGGTTTATGCTGTACAGGTAGTCTTTGAGTTCCGCCATTCCAGTGTCTGATCACTCCGCTAATAATAAAAAGATTAGTAATGAAATAAGTGAGAAGTATAATAGTCCGTATGATAGCAATGTAATCTGCTTCTCTTTCATCTCGCCCCTCCTTCTGTCCAAGTGCCTTCGCCCACAGTCTCCACATTACTTGAATACGGCAGTGACACCAACGACCTTAGCATTAGGGTTACGAGCGAGAGCAACCTCACGTGCTTCCTGATAATCACGGGCGATGACTTCTTCCTTGAAGACCTTGCCAGCAACGTAGAGTTTGACTTCACACTTCATAGTTCATAAGGACCAGTTCAGTCCTGCTTGCTTGATCTGTATTATAGGACCCCACGGACCTCATGGTATAAGTGTGTGCAAATTCTGCTACTGTCCACCCTTGGAACCTCTCTTTGACAAGTTGAGACGAATTGTAAGAAACGAGCTGACGAGCGATGTAACGATCACAATCGGAAGCAAAATCATCATGGGAGAAGCATTTGTGCATACTACCTCGCCTTCCGTATAAGTTAGATTTAATATCGTAGGGAGGGTCTGAATAAATGAAGACTCGTCGATCGTCGGTAAAGAGCTTTTCATAATGTAAGTTAGTAATCTTCCATTTGGCAATTAGTTTTTGATACTCGGGCAGTCTGTCAATTCCTGCCATTGAGAAGTTGCTATCGCTTGCTTGCTTAGAGAAGGAACTTGATTCAGTGAGACCTGAGAAAGAACACTTATTAACAACATAGAAGGAAACAGCACGGTGGAAATCTTTAGTGTCTTCCACAGGTCGTTCCAGATATTCTTTCGCACTATCAAACAAAGTTCTGGCAGATGCTGGATCAATGTGTCTTTGTTTAAGTTGGACAAGTTCGTCTCTAAGTGCTTGTCCATGGTCTTGTAGTTCTCGCCAGAAATTATAAAGAGGTTCGTAGAGATCGTTGACAACGATATTCAAATGAGGATATCGTTTAGATACTTCAAGTGCCACAGAACCACCACCTAGGAATGGTTCACGATACTCATCGTAGTCTTTTAGATCAGGAAGATATTGAAACAGTTTACTCAGGGCACGACTCTTCCCCCCTGGATAGCGAAGGGGAGTCTTCAGGGATTTCAAAGTTTGGGGCATGATATTTAAGGTATTCCCAAAAGGTTAACTTCAATTGTTTCTGTGTCATGCCACAATGAGCGGCAGCAGCAGGTAGATTCATTGTAGCATGAAACAAAGCTTCGTGTGCTTCTGCTACGTTTTCTGGTGTGGTCTTAACTTTCTCCGACAAGTTCAATGTCCTCCACACAATCAACAGTTACTTCATGTTCACCAAAGCGATACCAGTGATTCATTTCACCACAAATATCTGGACGTTCTCCTAGATACTCAACATCATCACTTTGATTTTCTCTCAACCACGCTTGGAGTCGGTGGTGCATCAGTTCGCTTTTACTAATCATTTGAATTCACACTCCTTTCAAATACAAAATTGCTTTTTCCAATTGCGATACATCATCATCCATAAATCCTATGGCAGTATTGCAATGACCACATAACCATCCTCTAAACTTTTTTGTTTTATGATCATGATCTAAAATCATTCTTCTATCAGTTCTCCCACAACACTGGCATTTTTGAGGATTTGGATGTTTTTTTCTTAGTTCTTTAAGTAATTTAGAATTATTTCTTTCACATTCTTTGCAATTTACACCCAACTTATCTCTTTTAGATCTATTTTTACCAAACGAATCTAATGGAAGAACTCTATCACAGGAGGGACACTTTTTCATTTGAATTCACAACTCATCATAACTTCAGTAAGACATGCCAACAGGTTGATCTCCTGGTCAGGAACAATATGAATGTCCCTAGAATATTTGGCAATGATCAGCACTGCTTCAGGAATAGATGCTCCCTTAAGATTGTCATAGAGAGTATCATAGAGTTTCCTCATCACAGTAGTAGGATCATTATTGATATTATCAACCACCCACTTACGAACAACAGTAAACTCTTTGTTCTTGAGAGAACGAACCAGGGAGTCTAGGTTAATGTCAGCAACATCAGCAAGGATAGCAGAATCAATACTGCCACTAGCAGCAAATCGCTGACACTCATTAATGAGACGACGCCAATCAGGATAGTAACGTTTAACAACCTTTGCCAAAACTTTATCTTGGTACTCGACACCTTGCTCCTCAAGAATTTCTTTGAGTCTAGCAAAAAATTGTCCCTGTAGAGCAACCGCTTGTTCTGTATTGATCTTAAAGTCAACTACAGTACAGCGACTGTGAAGAGGTTCAATAATCTTGTTAGGAAAGTTACAGGTAAAGATGAAGCGGCAGTTGCCGTGGAACTCCTCCACGGCGGTCCTGAGGGACAGCTGAACATCGTTAGTGGTGTTGTCTGCCTCATCAATGATGACTACCTTGTGAGCGCCCCCAGAGGTCAGGGAGACCGTTGTAGCGAACTGCCTGACCCGATTCCTCACAGTGTCAAGGAAACGACCCTCGTCAGACCCGTTGATGACGATGTAGGAGGCACCGATCTCGTCACACAGTGCCTTGGCAACGGTAGTCTTACCAATGCCTGCCGTTCCAGCAAGCAGCAGATTAGGAATCTCTCCCTGTTCTACAAACCCGTGGAACGACTTTTTGATATTCTCGGGTAAGATACAGTCAGCAATTTTGCTGGGACGGTACTGTTCAACCCAAAGAAATTTTTTCATAATCAAGGCTCAAGAGCAATATAGTATACAAGATCGAGATTAGCATGACGCCACTCGGTAATCAGTTTGCTGGAGATCTTCACATTGTAGTCTCCAGGATACAGTTTCAAGTTCTCAACTTTCAGGAACAGTTCGTAAGCACCAGTAGCAGTGCCTTGAATCTCCTGAGTGTAAGCATTAGCAGTATCGTTCTCTTTGTCACACAGATTCAGACTGATAGTGCCGTCTTCAGTAGAGACAAAGGAAAGATCTGGGAGACTGTAAACACCAGATGCTTTCTGGAGTTGAACAAGATCTTCAGATGACAGGGAGAATTCCATGTCAGCACCAGGAAACTTAACGTCACGTTCTGGAGCAGACTTCAGGGTGATCTCAGGATCGGAAAAGTAATACTTAGCAGAGCGACGACCACCACGGATAGTGACATACTCTTCATTGTCAAAGTTCAGACCAGGATCTTGGAATAAGCTCAGACCCATGAGGAACTGACCTAGGTCATAGATTCCACAAGTCTTAGGGAACATCTCAGGAGAAGTGTACTGAGCAATCATGTTCTCACCAACACTGATTGTCTTCAACACATTACCCTCACGAATCATAATAGATCCATTGATTGTCGAGAAGTTCTTCAGGACAGATGTAGTTTGGGGCGTAAGTGAAAGTTGACTCATCGATTGGGATACTCCTCAGTGGTAGTAGATTTATCAGAAAAATGTAGCAGAAGCAAAGCGTAGTGAAGGATCTTTACGATATCACGACGAGCAGTGCCCTTCTTATCATAGCGTGAAGCATACTTCAGGATGTTGCTCCTACAAAATGCTTCAGCATCCCCACATGCTTCAATCAAATCTAAAGTTTGAATGCTGTCATTGCCAGCAGAGTAGTGCTGGTTATATGTGCTAGCAATGTAATCACGAAGCTCTTGAAGGAGCTTGTCTTCATTATATTTAAAAGTCATATTACTCGGAAAAGATGGTTTCCAGTTGATCATGATAGCACTCAAACACTTTGCCGTCAATACTTTGAACATAGAGTTTGAGTCCATCACCATCAAGGATTTTAACAGATCGACCGTCCTTAAGGACGGCGATACAACCACGATAGCCGTGGAACTCGGTATCAGTTTTCATCAGATTCCTCCACTTTGTCGTCGATCTTCTCATAGAGAGAAAGGAATGATTCTTTAGTTTCATCATCAAAACGGTTGACACAAGATTGGATTGCTTTCATCCGTTTGCCGAAAATCTTGTAAGCATTGATGATGTGAACCAGACGACGGGTGCTGATGATCTCATCAATGCCACCATCATTAAAGGTCTTACGGATGATATCTGCCCAGTCAACCAGACGAGATACAAACTCAGCGTCATCACACATCTTGCCAAGAATCTTTGCCTCAACAGTAGGAGTGGGATACTCCTGTTCAAAGGTCAAGGCAAATCGCTCAAGGAATGCTTCGTTGAGAACGTTGGTGCCGATGAAACGTCCATCATCAGAACCCTTTCCCTTAGTGTTAGCAGTAGCAACCACAGTGAAACCAGGAGCAGGGACGACATACTTACCAGTTTTCTTAAGGAACACACCCTTGCCTTCAAGGATAGATTGGAGACACAGGATCTTATTGGATGCCAGGTCAACCTCGTCTAGAAGCAGCACAGCTCCCCTCTCCAGAGCTTCGATGACAGGTCCGTTGTGCCAAACAGTGTTGCCATCAACAAGACGGAACCCACCAATAAGATCATCTTCGTCGGTTTCAATGGTAATGTTTACACGAATCAACTCTTTATTTAGAGCAGCACATGCTTGTTCAACAGAGAAAGTTTTACCATTACCAGACATACCAGTGATAAACACGGGATAGAAAATACCAGAACCAAGGATTTTCTTGAGGTCGGTGAAGTTCCCGAACGGGACAAAACCATTATCTTTCTGAGGGACAAGGTTACGATCTTCCCGTTCAGGAGCAATCATCTCTTCCAGTTGCTCACGTGCTTCGTCAATGGTCAGGTTCCACTTACCACGACCAGTCTTGTAAGGTTCCATACGGTTAACGATAGTAGCATAAGAATATCCCATGTGATTAGCACCTGCCTTGAGAGCAGAAGTGCCAACCTCAGTGCCAAAGTTCTCTTCGATGTAAGCGAAGAGTTGAATCATATCGATGTGAGCGGGACGGGGCATTGTGCTTTGTTTGTTGATGAACTAATTATAGGGGCAGAGTGGGGCAGAGTCAGGGGCAGAGTGGACAGTTCAGGAAACGACCGTGGCAAAGGAAGACAGGATCTTTTTGTTAGTGGTCTTTGCCTTGAGCATGGTACGGAAAGACTTACTGATCTCAGTCTTCTTAGCACCAGCCTCAACATCAAACTCAACGTCAGAAGACAGTGTAGTTTGACCGAGAACATAGAGAGAATCATATCCAAGACCATTAAGTTCCCAGGATTTTTGCTTCCTCCACTTCTTCATGACAGCATCATGATCGTGATTCCAACCATGGATACCTTTGTACAGAGAACTGAAGTCACCACCATTACCAATTCGGAAACCGATAAAGTTAACCTCTGGAAAACTATCTTTCAGATTCTCTAGGAGAATAGTGGTCAAACTATTCGTAATCTCATAATCAAAGTGACGATAAGTTCTGCCGATCTTAGGATCACGAAGGCAACAGTTAGATTGAACGCTACGGTTGCCAACATACTCATTTAACTCAACATCATAGCTTAGGTTGTTTCCTTCACCATCAGTAAGAATACAGACATTAACTTTTTGAAGATCATTCGCTATTCGGAAATAGGGAATGAGAGTCTTGAGAGTGATCAAACTTTCATTGAGAGGAGTGCCAGACAGATCCAGACCCATAGGGTTGTGATAGTAAATAGCACTCCTGCTGTAGTAATAAGCAAGACGATACAGATGCTTAATGCTTGTATCAAAACTCTTGCTGTTGCTACGGGAGGTAGCAAGATTCAACAAAGAGAATCGTTTGTGAACAGAAAGCACGTTGTCCTTACGTTCGTAAGCATACTCTTTTACGTACTCAGTTTCTTCACCACCCTCAAAAATAGAGTTGTTCCATTCATAGGTGAAAGCATAAACCTCAAAAGGAATCTGAACCTTACGGCAGAACCAACAAAGGTTGATAAGTTGCTTGGCAGTATCCATGAGTACAGTGCCCATCGATCCAGACCAGTCAAGAATAAAGATCATACCATGGTTCTTACCATCAGGCAGAACAGTCACTTTCTTAAAGATGTCATCAGAATACTTATAAGTATGAAGCTTAGAAGTATTAAGAACACCAGTCTTAGATTGACCAGCACGAGCATAAGCGTCAGCAGACTTACGGCACTCAAACTCCTTAACAAGGTAGTTTACCTCCTTCTGAGATGATTTTTTGAAGTCATTAAAATCAGAATCAACTCCTTCAAAAATGTTACCCCACTGCTCAGCACGTTGCTCAGCAAGTTCTTTCCAGTATTTACCAATGTAACCTTGAAGTTTATCGTAATCAACGATAACTCGGTCAAGATCAACCTTAGGAACCTCAAGATAGACAGGTTCCTGAGCATAAGAACGTTGGTTAGTCAGTTCTTCTGCTGCTTCATCAAAAGACTTTTGAGTTTGAGATTCGTAGTCTTCACCACCTTGCTTAGAGAAAGAAGGAGTTTCGAGATCGGCTTCATCACGTTTGCCGTTACCACTGCTGTCATCGGAATCATCGGTCTCTGCTTCAGTTTCTTGGGTTTGATTTTGTGATTGTGCTTCAGCAGAAGTAGACTCCTGTCCCTGCTGAGAAGATTGTGGAAGATTAGCAGGAGGAGTGTCTTCTTTCTGTTCGTCAAGATACTGTTTTAGTTCACGACAAACAGAAAGAACATCATCAAAGGTCTCACACTCAGCAACCTTGTCTACAAAAATTGTCTCACTAGATTCAAAAGGAATGAGAGCATAAGCACCAATCTTAAAGTGAAGGTTGATACGGTCGATTAGGTTGAACTTAGAAAGATCTTGTCCTTCAATGTCAAAGAAGTCAGCATCGTTAAGTTCTTGATAACCTCTATAGAAGTCTTTACTGAGACCAGCATACTTACGCTTCATCAACTTCTCAATACGAGCATCCTCTACAACATTAATGAAGTCTTTAGGAACATCAAAGTCCCACTTGTCAGCAGGTGTGTACAGAGCATGACCGACTTCGTGACCCACCAGCAGGTCATAGACAATGTTAGATGCCTTGTCCCACAGGGGAAGAGTCAGCACACGACGGAGCACGTCAAAAGAAGCAGTGCTGACCTTACGGTGCTCAACCACAAGGTTCTCGGTAGCGAGCAGTCGTGCCAGGTTTCCTCGGATCTCTTGGTTGAACATGGGTCTCTCTCGGTTGATGAACCTACTATAAGACCCCCTGGGGTCACCAGGAGGTCACAGTGGACAGTCTCTCAACTGTCAATACTCAAAGTTAGAATCATCATGCCCGACAGGTCCCTTAGGCATTATATTAAAAGATAACGAGTATCTTTTAATATCAGTTTTATGTTTTAAAACTTGATGCTGTAAAGAACTAGGGAACAATACCATCATGTTTGTTCTCGGTCTAAGTTCCCAAGACAAACTATTAAAGTAATTGTAATCAAATGGTTCTACATTTATAGTTATATGATTAGGATTGTAAAATACTAAAGGAGCACTGTCATTATCATATGCCCCAAAGTAAACAATACCGCTCAACCAAGAATTGGTGTGTGAATGTCGTTCACATCCACCACCTTCATATGTACGTGTAAACCAAGAACTAGTGAATTGAATATCACACGGATACTTCATAGTATCAATTACATAAGAAAGACATTTGTCTCTTAGGTGCTTCTCAACATCTGGAAATTTTGACAAAATATTTTTATCTTTAGTAACTGCTCCTAGACAACCATCATCCTCAATATCTTCTAACCATTCAACAGTATCTTTAAAATCATAAAGTTGTTTGGTAATATTAAAGTCAATATTACAAGTAGAAATAGGACTAGAAAAAGTCGGAACAATTTGCCAGTAAGGTTCTTGATCTAACGTGAATGGTGGGTAACTCATGCTTCAGATAAAACAGAATAATTTTTAATTTTATCAAACTTAAGGGTTCGATCAAACTTTCCTTCTAGACTTTCTTTGTGACTAATAACAAACACGTTTGTGTTGTCATCAAAGTTACGAAGGATCCATCCTAGTTCACTACTACCACTGGCATCCAGAGAACCATCAAAGATCTCATCTAGAATAAGGAGGTTAGTATCCACACTATTCTTAAGTTTAGCAATACTCCTCCAAGTAAGCAGAAGAGCAAGATCGATACGAGCTTTCTCTCCCTCACTGAAAGATTCGTAAGTAAAGATATCTCGGTATCTAGACTTAATAGTTTCCTCAAAGTTTTCATTAAGAGTAAAGTTAACGTAAAAGTCCATCTTCCTAAGATAATCTCCGATGAGTTTGTTCATCGCTGGAAGATATCGTTTGATGATTCTACTCTTAATTCCATTATCTTTTAACAATTGACCAGCAACACTTAATGTATCTTTATCTTTTTTAGATGTGATAAACTGATCTTTGATCAGATTCTTCTCATTAACGTAAGCAGTTAGCTTTTCAAACTCTGCTTTCTTGCTGCTGGTAGGAGCATTAAGATCTTCGATCTCTGTCTCTATATTACTAATCTGCTGACCAAGAGATGTAATCTCATAGTTCAGTTGATTAATAACAGAATTTAATTCAACAATTTGTTCAGACAACTCCATGAACTTTGATTCACGTTTCTCCTCTTGCTTAATAGACTCCTCAAGATCACCGAAGCCTTTCTCTAAGGTCAGTAATTCTTTGTCACCCTCATTGATCTTCTGGTCTCGGAAGTCCTGTCCAATCTCTTGTGTACATGTAGGACACACGTGATTGTTAATGAAGAACTCAGTCTCTTTCTTACAGGTGCTGATCTTTTGCTGGATCTTCACACGAAAGGTATTGAGTTGTTTGAGTTTCTTTTTGTTATCGGCAAGAGTTTCAAGTTGATCGTTTAAACTACCAACTTCAACAGTCAGTTCAGCAGCTTGTTTCATCGCTCCTGATTGACTCACCTTCAGTGAAGAAATTTTATTTTCTTTCTTCTCGATATCACTCTTCGCCTTCTTCTCCATCTCCAGCATGTAATTTTTCTGGAGTTCGATTTTGTCAGTAGACAACTTGAGTTGATATTCTAGTTCCTTGATCTCTTCATTGTTGTCACGAACTTTGTCTTTAAGCAAAGTGTTCATGACTGAGAAAATCTGGATGTCTAGAATGTCTTCGATGATTTCCCTTCGTGATGCCACTGGCAGTTTCATAAAAGGAACGAACGTAGATGACCCAAGAACTACAATCTGTGTGAAAGACTTATAGTTCATCTTCAAAATGTTTTGTTCTAGTTGCTTTTGATAGTCAACTGCTGTAGATGACTGATCAATCATCTGACCATTTTGATAAATCTCAAACACACTAGGTTTGATACCACGAATAATTTTGTATTGATTTTTAGCAATACGAAACTCGACTTCCACCTCACAACCTTTTTCATTGATGCTGTTAACCAGCATGGGTTTATTAATCTTCCTAAATGGTTTACCAAATAAAGAAAATGTCAAAGCGTCAAGAACGGTACTCTTGCCAGCACCATTTGAACCAATGATTAGATTGGTTTTGTGTGATGTAAGATCCACCTCGGTGAACACGTTCCCCGTAGATAGGAAGTTTTTCCAGCGGATCTTTTCAAATACGATCATTCTAAATCTTTCGGTGGTATCAGGAAATCATCTTTGGTAATTATAGCATACTTATGGTATCTCTCTTCACAAGCATTAATAATTAAATCTTCATCAATTTCAACAATCTGAAGGAGTGGGTTTGTAGGATCCATTACCATCATACCGTTGTATCGCTCCGCATCGTCAGCACTTTCGAAAATAGGAATAATCTGATCTCCTTCTTCGGAAACCACAGAGAACACCCCTTCTACTTTATCAGCTAACGTGAGAATATACATCAGGCAACTTCACAGCTCTCAATATATAGGGACCTCATTAATTTCTTGAGTTCGGTTTTGTCTACCGACATCTCAGTATCATCGACATACTCATTAAGAAGAGTCATCGTGTCTTTGACTTCTAAATTAATTTCAGCATCAGTATCATCTTCGGTAGTAAGAGTTTCCACAATCTTAATATCGTGTACACCCACATCATACAAACGATCTACAAGAGATTCGAACATATAATAGTCGGTCTTCTCTTCCACAACAATTTTAATATA